CTGAGCAAGGACTGATGGCGGACACACGGCGCGAGCAAATTTTGTCACGCATCAAGACAAACCTTGATGCCATTACAACTGCCACTGTTTACCGCTCGCGTGTAGAGCCTCTAGCGCGTGGCGAGGTGCCGGCAATCATCCTTGAGCCTGTTAATGACCAGCCCAATGACACCAACTTCTATGACAAGTTGGATTGGACTATGCGCGTGCGGGTAACAACATTTGTGCGTGCAGATGTGCCTGACGACAATAGCGATGCTTTTACACAATTAGTACATGAGGAAATAATGGATGACCCGACATGTAACGGCCTTGCATTAGATGTGACGCCTGATCGTACGGACTTCAATATGTATGAGGCGGACGTGCCTTTAGGTGTTGTGAGCCAAGACTTTTTAGTGCGTTATCGTAGTAGCAGGGACGATCTAACTTCTGCATAATGAGCAAGGAACAACCCAATCCTGGCGTGGGCGGCAGCTACCTGTTTGACCCCGAATCAGGTGAACTTACACTGATCACAAAGACCCCCACACCAAAAGACAATGGCACTAACTCGGAAGGTATTCCTCCTAGCGGAGGAGGAGTCGACGTACGGGACTGACCCGACTCCTGTTGGTGGCACCAACGCAATTCAAGTCTTCAACATTTCGCTTGCACCGACCGAGTCGGACAACGTACAAGCTGCTGCATTCCAAGGTTTTCTAGGCAACAGCTCACGCGGCACTTTGGTTGCCAACAAGCGTGTTTCTGCAACCTTTGATGTAGAGATTGGCGGCAGTGGCGCTGCAGGTACTGCGCCTGCTTTTGGCCCTCTGTTGAAGGCTTGTGGCCTGTCTGAAACTATTGTTTCCAGCACCAGCGTCACCTACGCCCCCGTCAGCGCAAGCTTTGACTCTTGCACCATCTACTGCTTCTACGATGGTACACGCCATGTGTTGACCGGCTGCCGTGGCAGCGTGACCTTCAATTTCACTGCTGGTCAATTCCCAGTTGCCTCGTTCAACTTCATCGGCATCTACAACAACCCTGCCGACACTGCGCTGAGCGGCACCTTCACTGTCGCTAATCAAGCGGCTGCGCTTGAGGTCAACAACACCAACTTGACCACTGCAACTTTCTACGGCGAAACCTCGCAGCGGATTGAGTCCTTTGACTTTGCTCTTAATAACGAGCTGACCTACAAAGAGACTGCTAGCAGCCAAGAGGTGTTGATCATCAACCGCGCCCCTGGCGGCACTGCTGTGATTGAGGCACCTGCAATTGGAACTACTGATTATTTTGAGGATGTTCGCGGTGTCGCTACCGCTAGCAGCAGCCTTGTGCTGGGTGCTACTGCAGGTAATATCACCACGCTGACGATGGCGCAAACAGATGTCACGGGTATATCCTACGGTGACACTAATGGCGTTATTTCTCTGAGCATGCCGTATTTGGCTCTGCCTACGACGGCTGGCAACAACGAGATGAGCCTCGTCTTCACCTAAACCCAATGGCATTCGTCCTCAAGAAGGTCTCTACTTACAAATGGCCGGTTGAAGTCAGCGTTCCTGTTGACGGCGGCAAATTCAAGAAAGAGACCTTCACGGCTGTTTTCAAAAAGATGTCACGATCGGCCTTCAACGATCTGATTGATATGGGCGATGACGCTCTTGTTGATGAGATTATTGAAGGCTGGGAAGGCATTAAAGATGAAGACGGCGAGGAGGTGCCGTTTTGCTCAGGTACTAAGAAGGAGTTGTTTGACGACCCTTATGTGCTGCGTGCACTGATTGAGTCGTACACCAACAGCATCACTGGAGCACCTGAAAAAAACTAGAGGCCGCAGCTCAGTATTGGGCAACGGGCGGCGTAATTGATGACCGCGAGGTCAGTCTGAGGGCTCTAGGTGCTTCTGAGGAGCAGATTTTGGCTGCAAAGCTAGAGGCTGTACAGGAGGACTTTGAGGTGTGGGATGAGAACTGGGAGGCAATGATGATGTTTCTCAGAATGCAGACCCAGTGGAACGTCAGTATGAGCGGTCTTGTTGGCTTGAACTATCAAGCGCTTGAGACCCTGATTCGTCTGTACAAGATTGAAGAGCCGCTTGAGCTATTTGAGAAGGTGCAGGTGATTGAGCGTGCAGCGCTCGTTAAGATGAACAGCAAGAGGGCAAGCTGATGGCGACACAAGCAAAGACCCAGCTACAAATTGCGGTCAAGGCTACAGGCGTTGCTGGCCTTTCAAAGCTGAAGAGTGCGCTGCAGTCAGTCAATAATATTGCCAAGCAATCCAGTGTAAATTTCAACAAGATTGGCGCTGAGTTAAACAAGACGAACCAAACGATGGTTCGCAGCGTCAACAATGTTACCAAGCTGAAAACAAGTTACGAAGAGTTAGCGCGGTCAGTTAAATTTGGATCACAGCAGTTCAAAGACGCAACTGCGCAAGCGAAGAAGCTAGATAAAGAACTAGCCAAGATGGAGAAACGTCGCCCTGGTGGGGGCGGCTTGCGTGGTGCTGCACAGACTGCAGGTACTGTTGCTGGTGCTGGCGTGTTCGGTGGCCCTGAGGGCGCTGCTGGCGCTTTAATTGGCGCAGGTGTTGGCGGCCCTGCAGGGGCAATCGTCGGTGGTGCTATTGGCGCACAAGTCGGGCAGCTGCGTCAAGCGCTAGGGGCAACAGCTGAGTATGCGGCTGAATTATCCAAGCTACGCATTGCTCTTGAGGGCGTTTCAGCGACTCAGAGAGAATATCAAAGAGGCTTAAAATTTATCACGCAAAGCACTAAAGACTTTGCAATACCTCAATCAATTCTGACTAAACAGTTTACAAAATTACAGGCTTCAGTAAGTGGTGCGGGCGGCACCGTTAAGGATACAGAAGTAGCCTTTAAGGGCATTGTTGCAGCAGTTCGCGCTACTGGCGGCTCATTGCAAGACGTTGATTCAGCCCTAACAGCAACCGCACAGGTGTTTAGTAAGGGCAAAGTAAGCGCTGAGGAACTTAGGCAACAAATTGGTGAACGCTTGCCAGGCGCATTTACTTTGTTTGCCGAGTCAATGGGCAAAACGCCCGCTGAACTTGATAAAGCACTTGAAAAGGGCGAGGTTAGGCTTGAAGATTTCATGAAATTCGCTGAAGATCTTTTCAAGCGATATGGAGAAACCGCGCAAGAAATAGCAGACGGCCCTGATGCCGCTGGTGACAGACTGAAGGTTGTTCTAGAAGAGTTAAATGAAGAGACTGGCAAGCTCTTAAAGCCGATGGGCGCAAGTTTCCAACAATTTTCCGAGGATGTCGCGAGATTTTTGACAAAAGTTGTGTCAAAGGTAAACGAAACAATACGCGCCGTTCAAGAATTTTCACGACAAAGATATAAACGGGAAATTATACAATATGGCCGAGATAGCTTCGCAGGTCAATATGCAGCCAATATGCTTGCGGTGCTTGAGGAAGAAATGGGCCTGACGGGCGGATTTATTGGTCCTCAGGTTCCAGATAGGCTCTTGCAAACTGACTTCAAAGGTGCAAAAGATGAGGAAGAGCCTGAAGCTAAAGCCAGTAGGAGAGGCCGAGGTCGCCAAGACATTTCCTTTGCTTTGCGTCAGGCAAGAATTGCTGTTATTCAAGAGGAAAATGCAGAAAGAAGACTTGCACTACAATTTGAAGCAAAGCTTCTTGAAATTGCAGAGTCTCAAAGCTTAGAAAACGAAAGGGCGGTCAAGCTGCAGCAGGCGCTGAAAGACTTGAGTGATGGCAGGGCAAAGATTGAAGAAAAAAGAGCAAGAGATGAGGCAAAACGCGCTAAAGAATTAAAAGCCTTTTACGACTCATTCAAGATAAAAACAGGCGAATTTGATATGAATGCTAAGGCTGAAGGGCCGAAGACTCCGTTTGATATGTTGCGTCAGGGCGCTGACGAGTTCACGGACAGCCTTAAGGGTGCGCTGGGCGCGGCCAAGGAGTTGGCAACTGTTGGCCTGCAAGGCATCAGCGATGGCATCACAAACCTTGTTGTTAATGGCACGCTGAACTTCCGTGAGTTTGCAGCCAGCCTGTTACGCGATATGGCACGCATCATCATGCAGCAAGTTGTGATGAAGTCGCTTATGCAGGCGATCGGATTTGGCGGTGGTGGTGTTGACGCTTCTCAATTCCAGCTTGCTAATCCACGGCAGTTTGATGTGTCAATGCTTGGCGCCCCTAAATTTGCCAAAGGCGGCATCACACGCGGCGTGAGCATTGCTGGTGAGGCTGGCCCCGAGGCAATCGTGCCCCTGCCTGACGGTCGCACTATCCCAGTTAAAATGCAGGGTGAGGGCGCCAAAGTCATCGTGAATGTTGATGCGCAAGGCACAGCAGTTCAAGGTGATACAGCAGGCGCTAATCGTCTTGGCGAAGCTATCGGCACTGCCGTCCGTCAAGAGCTGCTGAAGCAGAAACGTCCTGGAGGCTTGCTCGCATAATGGCTACTTTTGACGACAGCACGGTTGGCACTACAACTGGCGCTACGACGCCTGATTTTGGCGCACGCCGTAAAAGCCAGCCCAAAGTTCGTACTGCCAAGTTTGGTGACGGCTACGAGCAGCGCATTGCCTTTGGGATCAATCAAGACCCTAAGACTTGGGATCTGCGCTGGTCTGCACTAAGCAACAGCAACGCTGACGCTATTGAGACGTTTTTTGAAGCACGCAATGGGGTTGAATCTTTTGACTGGAGCCCTATAGAAGACAGCAGCACCTACAAGTGGGTGTGTCGCCAGTGGCAGCGGGAGCACCAGTATGCCGACATCAGCGTCATTACAGCCACCTTTGAAGAGGTGTTTGAACCGTAAATGGCCTTCACTGCTTGGACTGCTAGCACTGCATTTGCTGTTGGTGACGTTCGCCGTGCCACAACGGTCCAAAGCAGCGGACTTGTGTTCCGTTGCACGGTCGCTGGCAACAGTGCGACAACGGAGCCTTCGCCATGGCCAATTGTCCGTGGAATTACGGTTGAAGACGGCACTGTCACATGGGAAGCCGTAAGTTCCGTTGGCGAGGAACTGAACAAGATGGCGCCAAGCGCTGTCATTGAGCTGTTTGAGCTAGACGGCACAGCTAGCAGTATTGGCGTAGATCAGATTTATCGCTTTCATGCCGGCGTCAATCAAGACATTGATGGCGACATTGTTTGGAACAGCAACACCTATAGCCGGTATCCGATTGAGGCCAA